AACCCCTAAGACTAAGGGGCCGCCGACTTGTGCCCACCCGTAGGGATACGCCGGACTGAGCGGCATGACGGCCACGCCCACAATCGCATCCGTCGCGGCTTGCAAACCCCGATAGAGCCGAGGACCGACGAAGCGGATCGGTGAGGTCGGTTCATTCGGGTAGATCCCATCATCGGCGGCGAACTCGATCTCGCAGGTGGACACGCCATCGACGATGGCGCTGTGGTGCGCGAGCGCATGGGTCACACCTTGAAACGTGAACGCGATCAGATCGTAAAAATTCGCCGGGCGGGCCGTCGTCGGAGTCGGCAGTATCGAAGCGGTCAGGGTGTATTTGCGTCGGCCATGTTGAAACGGCTGGGTCGGCGTCCACGTCGGCGTCAGCGCATCGAGGCGGTAACTCGCGGCGGGCGGCCCCACGGGCGCATTCTCAAACGTCAGATCCGTTGCGACGGACACGAAGCGGAAGCGCCGCCCGTCGCGCGTGATCGCGAGCTGCCCGAGCGGGATCCCGTATTCATTGGTCGCGCCCATGTAGCGCGTCCCTTCGGGCGTGACGGCCAGCGGCGTCGTGGTGAAATTCACGTCAGTACCACCGTTTCGATTGCGGCGATTTGTCCGACCCGAGCACGCCGATATGCTCATCGCGGATCATCAGCCCGCGCGCACGCATCGCGGCTTTCTGTTCGCTGCGCGAATGAAACACCTGGGTGTGTCGGTCCATCACGTTATCGACGAGCGGCGTCGTGAACGTGTCGGGAATCATCGCGGGCGGGCGCGTCCATTCGCGCACCGTTGCGCCGCCGCAGCTCGGGCAGGGGAAATCCACCGCTGACGACTTTTCCAGGTTGTCAGCCTTCGTCCAGCCACACGAGCCGCACGCGCGATCAAAAATCGGCACGGTTTCACCTACTGAATCGCCGTGGCCGCCGTGCTTGATCCGGCGCCATCGAGCTGCCCGGTTTCGAGCGACTTGTGCTTACTGAGCTTGTCGGCTTCTTCATTCGTGCCGGGCGTGAGCCGATTCGGCGGGATCCCCGGCGACGTGGGGATCGGCGTCTGCATTTGCAGTGAATCGCCGGGCAGCGGCACGAGCGTGATTTTGAGCCCGGCCGTCTGCGCGAGCTGGACGGCATAGAGCCGCGTGCGCGGATCGACGAAATCGGCCGGCGCGAGTGAGAGCGCCAGCGAGAGCCGGGGTTCTTCCTTCGGCGGCGGCTGCGGTTCTTTCACGATGCGGCTGGGATCGAAGCCCCACGCTTGCATCGCGATCCGCCACAACTCAATTTGATTGATATACGGCGACTTGGCACTGAAGTTGACCACATCGGTAATGCGCTTGAGATCGGACGCCGAATCGGGCCGGAGCTGCGAATTCACTTTGATGTTGAACGCGAATTCGCCCTGGATCGTGTCGGCGTTCCACGCTTGGAACTGCACGGCGCCATCCGGGCCGACGATGCGGACGAAACTCTCTTCCGTCGCGAACATTTGCAGCAGCCCCAGCACGTTGCGCGCGATCTTGTCGGTGAAGAAGAACGCCACCATATCGCGCTCGTACGCCAGGCGCGTGTCGGCGGCTTCCTGAATCAGCGAGAGTTCTGTCGCCGTGCGCGCGCTGTTGGTCGCCACGCCTTGTTGATTCGAGCCGAGCGCCCACGCTTTTTCCTGATCGTGCTCCACGTAATCGTTGAAGTTGTACGACTCCGGGGCCACGCTGCCCTTGTCGAGGACGTGGAAGATGTCACGCGGATCGCCCGGCACGCCCACGAAGCCGTTGGATTCGTTGCGCTCGATCTTGTCGATCAGCTCTTTAATCCCCGGCCGAGACGTGTCGTAAATGATCGTGGGCATCTTGCGATCGCGCGCGCGCAAGAGCTGCGTTCGGCCGCGCGATTGCTCGTCACTCAAGTTGCGCGTCACGGCGACATCGGAGGGCGCATCCGCGCTATCCGAGACGTACCGCACCTTGAGCACTTTCACTGGAAAGCCCGCCATCCCGATCAGCTTGCCGTTCGGCCCGCGCTTTTGCAGCGGGGACGGCCGATGCTCGCGCGGTTCGTCCTCGCCATCGATGAGCACGAACACGGCGATCTCGTTGGGATCCTTCACGGACGGATCGAACGCGGCGCGGCGGTACCAGACTTCGATCCCGCTGCGGAGCGTGCGGCCCGTGCCGCCCTTCACCGGGGGCGTGGAGAGCAGCCGTTCATCCGCTTGCGCGTCGGACGTTTTCACGCCGGGTTCATTCGGCGGCGCGTCCTCTTCAAACGCGAACCCGATCCAGGCGGCCTGATCGTAATCGAGCCCGTGGAATTCGATCGGGCGCAAGAGCTTGCCCGGCGGGATGCGCTTCACGTAGTAGTTCTCGTACACGGGCACTTGCGCGATCTGCGGCTCGGCGCCGGGCGGCAGCGGCATGTTCGGATCGGGCGGCACTTCCACCGGCACCGTCACCGCTTCGTACCCGACTTTCACGACGCCGAAGCCCACTGGGCAGACGACATCGAACAGAATCTCGGCCATCGGGATCCGCACGTTGATGTGCTCGGCCCCGAGGTAATCGTTCAACACCTGTTGCACGACGGGCGCGATCTTGTCGGACGCCGGCCGCTTCCCCGTCAGTTGGACTTCGGGGACACGGTAAAAGAGCTGCGGCTTTTTGTTTTCCGTGTAGAAGAACGGCGCCGGCACACTGACCGTATCGCCGGTCAAATCCTGCCGATTGAGGTAGCGGTTCGTGTACCGCTCGATATTCTTTTTGCCGTCGTTGATGATCTCTTCCGTCCCCTGCCGCGCCACCGTCACCCGATTGCGCCAGTCGCGCGTCAGCTCGGTGTTCCACGGCAGTTCTTTCAGGGGGTTCGGGGGTTCGTCGGCGGCGAGGGGTTCGCCGGCAGTCGGATCGAGGGGGAGATCCGGCGCCTCGGGGGCAAGGGCCATGCGCCATCCTACACCCGCGCGTCAAGCCCTCCGGGGCCGCTTGTTCTTTTTCAGATCGCGGTACGGCTTTCGGCTTACCTGATCGGTGCCGATCGATTCTTCGCCGGTCGCCTTGCAGGTCAGGCAGGTAATCGAGCGGTTCACGCAATGCGCGTACTTCCGCGCCGGCCCGAGCACGGCGCGGCCGGCGCGCGGACACGGCGCCGCGTAGACGCAGAACGGCGAGGCGATCGTCTGTTGCGCGCGAGCCATCAGAAGGGCGCGGGCGGGGTCGGTCCCCAAATGATGTACAGCACGGCGATGCACGCCATGATGGCCTTGACGAGTGCCCACGTCGCGCCCGTCAACGGAAACCCCACGGCTGCCGCGACGAGCGGCGCGAGCCACAAGACCATGAACACGCAGATTACGGCGTAGAGCGCCCGCCATAGTAGAGCTTTCATCAGACCCCTCCCTCTCAGCGTTTGACGAGATCGTGACCGACGAGCGCGCGCACGGGCGGCTGGAAAAATTTCTTGAGTTCATGGCCCCAGGTGCCGGGGCCCGGCGTCGGCTTGACGGGCGGCTGCCAGGGCGGCGGCTGCCCCATCAGGAAGAACCGCAGCGCGTTCGCGGGGTACGCGAGCGGCGTTTCCGCCACGTCATCGGGATCGGTATCGGAGGACGTGAGCGCGGGCAGCGTGCGAATCAATCGCTGGCAGACCGGATGAATGATCAAGCCCGGCGAGACTTCCCCACCGAACGATCGCGGGCGCAACCAGCTCCGCACGCGCGACCACCCATTGATCCGATCGTCATTGCCCCGGCGCAGCGGCACGCCGTTTTCGCCGAACACGGCGGCGATCGAGGGGCCGAATTCTTCCGGCCATAACGTGGGCTGCGCCCAGATCGAGCCGAGCGCCGGCACCACCAGCCGGCGGAACGCGGCAATATCCTTCGCCGCGTCCTCCGGCGCTTTCCCCTTCCACGTCAGCTCGTACCGGCAGTACTGGCGCCCATCGGGCAGGCCGAAGAACACGCCCATCCACGCCAGCTCGGTTTGCGACCAATAGAGCGCGCCCGTGATCGGGATCGTGCCGGTCATCGGTCCTCCGGCGGATAGCGTTCAAACCGGATCGGTCGCTGGCGCAGCCCGCTGCGGCGCAAGAGATCGCGAAGGATATCCGCCACGTTGATCACGACGCGCCAGAGGCTCATACGATCCCCGGCAGCGCGCGAACGTGCGCGGTTTGATCGAAATCGAAGAAGGCCCCGGCAAAGCATGTCCAATCGCCGTGGCGCAGTTGCTTGTAGCGCGCGGCCGACAAGCTGCCGAGATTCTTTTCGGCGTAGTCGGGCGCGAGGTACGGATTGTCCTCCAAGCCGCCGTGGATGTAGCCGTGGTACTGCGGATCGTAGTTCGGGTATTCCTCGGGGTCCGGTTTCTTTTCGATGTAGAACTCGGAAAGCGTCAACATCGCCTGCCCGCCAGGATTCGAGAGCAGCCACGTTTTGCCGTCCGTCGCGCCGAGCGCGCGCGCCGTGGGAGAGGCGCGATCGCGCGGCGGAATTTCCACGATCGCCTTGCTCGGGAAGAGTACGGCCTCTTCCATGATGATCAAGTCGAGGTCGTTTCCGAGATGTTTTTGTACGTCCGATTCGGTGGCGCAGTAGCCCATCAGGATCGTGGACCCGTTCTCAAACGAGCACGATTGATACTGCCCGCTGAGAAACCGCACGGCGCCGTGCCCGAACGTCTGCAAAGCCAACGCCTCGGCCGCCATGAATTGCGTGTGGTTCTTTTTCAGCGAATCGAACGATTGCCGCATGAGCAGCACGCGAATGCCGGGCCGCGCCAGGCACTCGCGGTACGCCATCCACCGCGCGCTATACGACTTCGCGCAGCCGGCCGCTCCGGCGAGAAGCGTGCGCTTCCACGGCGATTCGGCGAGATCGATGCTGAGTGGCAGCGGCAGGAACAGCCAGGGCGACGGCGCCTGATCGCCGGTCCCCTCTTCGTAGAGCGGCGGCGTGATGCGCGGGATCGCGGATCGCACTTGCCGATCGGCACACGCTTGCGTGAGGCACAACCACTGCGGCGGCAGGCGATGCGCGAGGTAGAACCGGCCGCCACACCAGCGGCAGACGGCGACCGGATGCACGGTCGGATTGACGGGAACCGGCGGCGCGCAAATCGGCGGCGGGGGTGCAGTCGCCGGCTCGAGATCCGCCGGCAAATGCGCGCGCGCTTCTGTCACCCACCAGGGATCAGGGGCATCCGGTCGATCTGCCGGCGGTGGGCCGGCAGGTTCGGGATCGACGCCCCCCGTGGGGTCGGTCCCGTGCTCCCCAGCTCCGAGCGGCGGCGTATCCCAGAGAACGGCGGCGCGTCGTGCAGCGCGCGCACTGGACTCCGAAACAACCGTGCTCGATCCGACCGGATGCCGGTTCGATTGTGGCACGCGCGTGCGACGGCGAGGTTTGGCCTTTGGTTGCATCGGGGGCGATGCCTTTCAGGGAATGCGATCGTCTGTTCCCGAGCCTTGCGGCCCGTTAGGCGGCCCAGCGTTCGGCGCGGAATCAGCCCTTGTCGGGTCACATCCGAACGTCCCGCCAGCGAACCCAACGATCGCGTTCCCGTCGCGGAGAGTAACATGGGCCCTTGCGCGAGCACAGGTGTTGGCTTACAGTCAGCCCTGACCCCATGCGCGACGGTGCGTGGAGCGATTCTTTCATCGGGGGGGGCCCCGAGGGAGAAACGGGCGCCCGGTCGAGCCCTTAACTCGATCGGGCGTCTCACCTTTAAGGGAGGTGAGAAATGAACGGGAAACCCCGCGTTTTACGCGCGGAAAACCACGACTTTTCTGTAACAGGGCACCGCTTGACTCGACCACGAATTGTGGTCATGCTGTCAGGTGCCGCCGTGAACGGTAACGGGAATCCGGGCCGCCGCCTGCGATTCTCTAGGGCGCGATCGACTGACATCGATCTCGCCCTTTTCTTTTGCTCCCTGAAAAATCTCCGCGTACGAATCTGCACCGATCTAGTGCATACTGCACGCGCGTTCACGCCTTCACGGGTCGTGAACGCCAGTAAGGCCCTTGTCAGGGGGATGCGATGCGAACAGCCCATGTAAGCCACCAATCCAGCGACACGCGCACGCGGAGGGCCGAGTAATGCCCAAAGGCCGCGCGCGCCCATTTCTCAAGGTGTACGACGATTTTCTCGGCAGCGTGAAGTTGAACCGCGCCGCTGAAATCGTTCACGCCGCGAGGCCGGAGTGGTCACACAAGATGGCCAGGGCGGTGGTGTTCCACGTCTGGACGGAGTTGGCGACAACTGCGCTGCGCCACCACACGGATGGGCTGATCCAAGCCCATGTCCTCAGTGACATCGAGAACGCCGATCTTGTGGTGCCGGCCTTAGTCCGCGCCGGGCTCTGCAATCAACGCAACGGCGAAATCTGGATCCATAACTGGCTTCGGTACTACCCTGCCGCCAGCACGATCAAAGAACGCGCACGGCAGAACCGCGAACGCCAGCAGCGGCATCGGAATCGCGCCAAAAACGGCGAACTCCCTCACAACCAAAAGACTCACTGAGTAACGGGTGATGTAACGCGTTACGAAACGCGTTACTAACGCGTACTGTAACGCGTTTCGTAACGCGTATTCCCCCCCGTTACGGTCACAAAAACAGCGTTACGCGAAGGCTTTCGTAGGACACGAATGTTTGGCGAATTTGTGAAGTTTTGTTCGGAAATCTCAATTCTCGTAACGCGTTACATGACGCGTGACTAACGCGTTATAAAAACGGGTAGATGTACCCCCCTTCTTAGGAACGGGCACCGTTATGGAGTGGGGATCCTTCCCTCAAACAGAAAGAACACTCGCGGCGCGAAGCGGCGCGGCGGTCGTGGGACGGCAGAGCTTGATCCAGGCTGAGTGATCAGCGAGACAGACCCACCCACAACCGCCGCGCGCGGAAAAACCGCCGCGCGCGAGGGTTTGTGTTATGAAAAGGCTGAGAAATGCTGACGAACTACGAAAAGGCCCTGACCGTCCGCGCCCGGCGCCTGCTCATCGAAGAACGCCTGCCCGAACCCGAGGCGCGGGAACAACTGAAAACCTACGCGGCGCGGCAGCTCGCGCGGGAATTCGATATCTACGACTACCGCCGCCCGGTGGAGCTGGCGATCGAGCGCGTGGCCGCCGAAGCCCGCCGCAGAGGCATTCCGCCGACGCCGATCGCCACCACGCCGCCGGTTGAGGCCCCCGAGCTGCGCCCGACCGTGCCCGTTGTGCCGGTGCGCATCGAGCGGCCCTCACTGACGCGGGAAACCATCGGCGGCGACGTGTATTACGGCATCGCGCCCCCTCCCCCGCCGCCGGCTGGACCCGCGCCGGCCGTCCTCGCAGCCGCGAAGGACGCGGCAGACGTGTTTCGCCGGGCAGTCGGCCGCGCTCGGAACGCGCCGCCGCCAGAACCGCCCCCAGGCCCGCCGCCGGAGGTGCGCGCCGAGGCCGGCCGGTTCGTTCGGAACCTGAAACGCGCCGAAACCGCGCAACGGCAGACCCGCTAGGCGCCTCTCAGGGGCCCGGTCGCCTTCTTCTCTCCTCCTACCTCACGAAAACGCCCAATCGTCGCCCCAGCGGGCGCCTAGACGCCTTCCCGGCCCCTTCCGCTGGCCTCGCGGGCGTCAAAACGGCGTCTCGGACCCATCCGGCAGGGTCCAAACCGGGTAAAATATGTGAACTTGCAAACGTGTTGACGTGTAATCAGGCGCGAGCCATACTCGTCTGTTCGCAAGTTTGCACGTCCACAAGTTTTCGTGTGAGGGAGTTCAAAAAATGAAAGTGATTGCGGTCATTTCACAGAAGGGGGGCGCCGGCAAAACGTCGCTCGCCCTCGCGCTCGCGGTGGCAGCCGAAGCGGCCGGCCGGAGTGCCGCCGTGATCGACCTGGACCCGCAGGCGACGGCCACGAATTGGGCCGACCGGCGGGAGAACCGGCCCCCGGTGGTCGTCTCGGCCCAGCCGGGGCGGCTCGCGCATGTCCTCAAGGCGGCAGCGGACAACGGCGCGCAGCTCGTCATCATCGATACCCCGCCGCGCGCCGAACAGACGGTAATGGCCGCCGCCAAAGTGGCCGACCTGATCCTCATCCCCTGCCGCCCGGCCGTGTTCGACCTCGATACCGTCGCCACCACGTTGGAGTTGATCCACTTGGCGGGCAACGGGCGCGCGGTCGCCGTGTTGAACGGCGTGCCGGCGCAGGGCAGCGAGCAGGAAGAGGCCCGCGCCGTGTTGGAAGGGCTCGGCTTGGCCGTCTGCCCTGACGTGCTCGGGTACCGGAAGGCATTCCAGCACGCCGGCACGAGCGGCCAGGGCCCGCAAGAGCATGACCCGCGCGGGAAGGCCGCCGAGGAAGTGGCGCAGGTGTACGGGTTTGTGGTGGAAATGTTGAAAAGGTTTGAACTGTCAAACATGAAAACTAGCAAAGGAGCAAACTGATGAAGAAGAAGGGCGGTCTACTGGCAGCGATGCAGACAAAGGCGGGAAGTGTCCCGCGCCCGGCAGAGAGACGCCGGCAGCCCGAGCCGAGGGGCGCCGTGAGCAAGAGCCCAGGCCGCGACGGCAAGCGGAACGTGACGGGATACTTTCCGCCGGTCGTGAACAAACAGCTCAAACAGATCGGCATCGATCACGACAAGACGATCCAGCGATTACTCGCGGAAGCGTTGAACGATCTATTCGTGAAGTACGGTAAGCCGGAAGTCGCGCCGATAGACGAAGGGGGCAACGAATGAGCAGCGAATTTAGGAAGGGTGATCGTGTGGTGATTCGGCCGGCGATTGGGCCGGCGTGGTACGGCGTCGTGGCAAGCGATCAAGTGATGCCAGATAACGTCAACGTGATTAAGGACGGGTTAATAACAGCGTACGGGCAAAATCCGAGCTTCACATTCCTGGTGGACGCAGCCGACGCCCCGCCAGTTCCGAAGCCGAAACGAAACGTGAAAGCGAAGAAGGGCAAGAAGTGATGGCGTACAGCGGCAAGCGGTCGGGCGTGGACGGCAAGTACGACCGATACGCGATCGTGGGGCACACGGTCAGGCTGCTAGATGCCCTCGGCAGTTGGCGCACGTTGTACGAGCTGGGTGCGGACCTGGAATTGAGCCCGCGAACGGTGCGGCGGCTGATCTATGCGGTCGAAGCGGCAGGGATACGTGTGAAGCGGCGGAAGCGAGCGCAGTACGTCGAGTATCAGTGGCAAGGCGACGGATGAGGGTCAAGACGCCGCGT